TTCGAATAAACGCCAAAAATAAAAACTAAATCCAAGAACATTCGTTCTTCTTTGACGAAAGAAAAACAAAATGGTCCATTTTCTTTTTCGGCTTTATATACTTTATAAGACGAAAACTCTTCGAATACATTTTTTATTCTATTATCTCTTAAAGCTCTAGATTTGAGAGAGCAAAAATCATAAGGCTTCGATTTCGCACAAAACTCATAAAAATATGGCCATACTTCAGCAGCGTCTTTTACCTGTGTAATTTTCACTTCTTTTTTATATTATATAATAATAAAGTGTAAATTAAATTATGGCGGCAGAAGGAAAAAATAAAGTAGCACGTAGTCTATTAGATCTACAACCCACAGCCATATTAGAACTTTTTAGGGTTTTCCCCGATAAAATTAAAAAACCCACTTTGTTTTTAGGTTTTCATGGGGGATCTGTTTACGAAAAATCAATTGTTTGGCAAGGTGTCGAATATTTACCACTGGCGATAGAAACAGAAGGATTTGATATATTGGCAGATGGGAAATTGGCTAGACCCAAAATAAGAGTAGCTAATCAAAACAATATCATAACTAATTTCCTGCAAAATAACAATGATTTTAAAAATGCTAAAATAGTAAGGAAAAGAGTTTCTGTAAAATTTATCGACGATGTGAACTTTGAAGGAGGGAACCCTTTTGGTTCAGCAGATTCCAAAGCAGAGCTTACTGACGAAACTTGGTTGATGGGAAGAAAAACCCAAGAATCAAAAATATTCGTAGAATTTGAATTAAACTCCCCATTAGATTTAGAAAGTTTTTCAGTAAACAATAGGAATATCGTTTCAAAATTTTGTTACTGGCAATACAGAGGAGAGGGATGTAGATACGCTGGAATCCCCGTAGAAAGAGCAGATGGCGAGCCGTTCCTTGATCCAACTGGAGGGCCAGTCGTTCCTAAATATCGAAAACCAGAAAATGCAGATATTAACGCCCCTGCCTCTCCGATACATTTTTTCGATGACCCAAACGCAATATGGAATGCCACAAAAGACTACATAAAAGGAGATGTAGCAATCACAAAAAGCCCTACAATTTTTTTGCCCAGCACAAACCCTAATGTAAGGGGAGAACCTTTAAAAACAGTTTTTGTTTGTGTGTCTGGTAACAAAGGTCAGTCCCCAGAAGGTAATCCTACATATTGGCAAAGAGATGGCTGTACAAAAAAACTATCAGCTTGTCGGAAAAGATTTAATGAAAATAATTTAGTAAGTTTTGCAAGTGATCAAAACATACAAAGTGGTTTTAATGCAATTAAGATATCAGGATCGTCGAGCGAAGATAATCATTTAATCCCGAATCATACAGGATTATTTCACTCTACAGAAGAAGGGCTAACTGGACATTTTACGGGAGAATGGACAATTATGGGATGGGTCAACATTAATTCCAATACCCCTGTAGGAGCTGGAGTTTTGAGTACATCACCAAGAGATGATCTGAATTGGCCTAATACGCAATTCTTAAACATTAACTCCAATACATCTTTACAAGGAATAGAAGGAAAAAAAACCAGAGGTGGCAAAACTAATATAATTGGTGCTAACTATATAGGAGTCAATATGGAAGCCATTCCTACGCCAATGAAAACGGTCATCCCACCCGCATTTAAGAAAGTAAACCTTCATACAGAACAAAATGGTGGAGACTCAAGAGAATGGGTTCAATATATAATCACAAACAGCTTAGATACATCTATTCCAAGCGTAACCGAAACATTGCCAGAGCAAAGAGACTCATTGTTATCTTTCATTGTGAATGGTGTCAATAAAACTCCCGACCGAGGTTTTAATCTTTCGAACCTTGGAAACTTCGATAGCCTAACAGCAAGAAAAGCAACTAACACTCACGATCCTTTTGGTAAAAAAGCTCTACCGCAGACATTTATGCTGGGAGCTGTTGAATATTATCATGGAACAGAGGGGTATGACCCAGTACAGAGTGAAGCTTACACTACTTCTATTAACGGATGTCTAGGACCTTGGGCCGTTTGGAACAGAGCTGTGAACCAAGAAGAGGTAAATTTTTTATATAAAACCCTAAGGACTCCAAATGGAGTTACAAACCCTTTAGATTTTGCCCCAAGACACTATTATGAATGCACAGGGGCATACACTGGTGTGACTGGAAATGGCTTAGTAGCTTGGTGGGATGCAAACACAGGCTACATTGGTGATCCTGCTGATGATGTAACAGGAATGTTAGATATACATACTGTCGGGCCTTATCATTTAACAGGGAGTGGGCAATTCGAAGGTATTCAAGAGACCTATCTTGAAGCGCCACAAATATTTATATCTAACCCAACACCTAAATTTCCAAGATTTGGTGGATTTCCAGGAACTGACGGATTTAGTTATGCAAGAAACGCACAAATGTAAAGGAGAAGTTTCAGCTCTCCACAAGATAAAGGAAATAGCTCACAAGCATTTCACAAAGGAGATATGTGGTTTTCTCGGATATGATCATGAAAATAAAGAATTTATCATACAACTAGAGGAAAATGCTTCTGAAGATCCTAAATTGTATTTTTTAATTAACCCTTTGAGCTATCTTCTATTTAAAGATTCTTATGATATGGTAGCTGTTTTTCACAGTCATATAATAGGAGATGAAACAGAATCAGAATTTGATATGAAAATGTCTGATAATTGTTGTCAACCCTTTTTGATTTATAGTCTTAACACAAAAAAAATAAATATTTATACGCCCAAAACCATAGAAGCTGATGTAAATATACTAGAAAGGATTAAGGCTGTAGCATGACACAAGTATACATACATGGAATTTTAGCTCGGGAATACGGGAGCGATTTTAAATTAAGCTTACCAAACCCAAAAGATGTTTTAGAGGCTATAGATTGTAATAGGATTGGTTTTATCCAAAGGTTAGTAGAATTACAAAAAGAAGGATTCTGCTACGATATTATAATCGATAAAAAAAGAGTTACTCAAGAAGAGCACATGACAGGGGTGAAAAACCCCAAAACTATAGATTTAGTTCCAGCTATCACTGGAGCAGGTCCAGTAGCGGCAGGAATTGCTGCTATTGGTAGTTTTTTAGCCTCGGGAACTCTTTTGGCCAACTTAGCACTCGCAGTTATATTCGCTGCGATTAGTTATGCTTTGACTCCTAAACCAGAATTTGAGGCTTTAGAGGTCGAGGCAGATGCTTCAAAATCTTCTTTAATATTTTCTAATACAGTAAACGTAGCCGCTCAAGGATCTGCGGTTCCAATTGGATATGGTAGATTGAAGGTAGGCTCACAAGTTGTCCAAGCTACAATTAAATCATTCCCTCAACATCAAACCCCGCAGCAAGCTTTAGGAGCGGTAGGTAAAAACCCTATTTTTATAGGTAATCAAGGAAATTCTATTTAATGAAGCACTTACTCAAAAAACTTAGCATCGCTGGCGGTGGAGGTAGCAAAAAAAAGCCTAAACCTCCCATCTATAAACCTCCTTCGATGGGGGAAATGCAATACGGTTCTTCATATAGTTTTGCGGAAACCCTAGATTTAATTAGTGATGGACCTATTGAGGGGATAGTAAATGCAAATGGAAAAATTGTAGATGGTTTAGAAATGTTACAAGGTATTTATTTAGATGATACCGCTGTAGCAGTGACTACAGATTCTGATATAATTCGAGAACAGTTAACAGATTTAGAAACGCAGACTATCGAAACCCTTAATATGGAGTTGAATAGCACTGAAGGAGTTACATCTTGTAGTAGGTTTTTTAAAGAACTACTTGAAGCCCCTTTCCGTAGCTCTGACGGAAGAGTAACAGCTCTTCCATCTGGCGGTGTTGCTGGAGAAGTTGATGGTGATGAAGCGTCTTCTGCCACAAGTGTAACTATGATTTATTTTACTCACGAAGTATATCAATATAACAGTTATGTCACCCTTTCGTCTTTTACATATAACATTTTCATTAGGGGTTTTATAAAATATAGAGGTGATGGTGGGCCACAAACTTTTAAATGGTATTTAAATGGATT